ATTTTGGTGGTCAAATAACCCATCAGCGTAGGCAGCAGTTAGGAGAGGTCATGCCAAGTCTCCCAAATGCCCTTTATAAGCCCACAGCAGGCTTTGCACAGGGAGAACAGCCCAAAGACTACTACAGCACTCTATCAAAGGCTAGGGTTGCTCCAGCCCCTGCTGGGGCGCAGGTAATAGATACCTTTAGGTTCTTTGAGGCTATTGAAATGTTGGCCTTACCTATTGGTGATCTTATTGACTCTAAAGGTGAAATGATTGATTATTTTAACTATCTTCACCCTGCAGGAATTCCAATTGAAAAGATTGATAACTGGAACAAACTAAAAGAAATGCTACCTAATCTTATTAATAATTATCCAAATAATATGCATCAGGTTGTATGTTGGTGGATTAAATACAAGAGAGATTTTTCTATTGAGATCATGAAAGATATTTATGAACAAAGATAATGTAACTATAATTGTAGCAACTTCTATAATTCCTAGTCATCCAGACACATCTATACTAGATGAAACAATTGACTCTATAAGAAGCCACTTCCCAGACAACGAGATCATTCTTCAGGTTGATGGACTAAGGAAAGAAAGACTAAACCGTAAAGACGATTACGATGAGTTTAAGAACAGAATTTTGTGGAAGTGTTTGCATCAATGGAAAAATGTTTTGCCAGTTATATTTGACCAACACAGTCACCAAACAAATATGATGAAAGAAACTATTGATCTTGTCCAAACAGCAGCAATGGTATATGTAGAAGGAGATGCCCCCTTAACTCCTGATATTGAAATTGATTGGCAAAAGTGTTTAGACATGCTTGAGTATGAAAAGGCAAACACCATTCGTTTTCACTTTGAGGCATCTATTCCTGTTGAGCATGAACACTTAATGTTTGGTCTTGAGGATGGCTTTATGAAAACCACACAGTGGAGTCAGAGACCACACCTTAGTCTTACTAAATATTATAGAGAGGTTGTTCTCCCTACCTGTGATGAGAAAACATTTATTGAAGATAAGTTTCATGGGGTTGTTCAAGATGATGGATGGGATAAGCATAAACTTTGGATATACCATCCAGAAGGAAACATAAAGAGATCTTATCACCTTGATGGTCGTGCTGGAACAAGAAAGTTCACATCAGATGACGATGCTTGGGGATATACTGAATGACATTTGGGATTATTGCAAGGTGTGACAATACTGGTTTGGGTAATCAAACAAGAGACTTAGTAAGGATGCTGAACCCTGACAAAATTCTTTTGGTTAACTCTACTAAGTTTAATAATAATAAGCAGTACCCCGAATGGTATGACGGATACAATGTCACAATGACTAATGGCTTTCCAACAAAACAAGAGGTTGCTATGTTTATGGATGGACTGAAGTCTGTTCTAACCTGTGAAACCTTTTACCACCCACACTTTATTCATTTAGCCCAGAGACATAAGGTTAGAACTCTTATGCAGTATAACTATGAGTTCCTTGATCACCTTAACAAACCTGATATGCCATTGCCTACCTATATGATTTCTCCCAGTTATTGGAAGGTAGATGAGACTATTGCTAAGTTTGGTAATGAGACTAAGGTTGTTCATATCCCGCCACCAATTTATGTTGATGACTTTAAGTCTGTTAGAGAAAATAATATGTCAAAAGATCATAAGCGGATACTACATATTGGTGGCAAGGCTGCTTCACAAGATAGAAACGGTACTCAAACTGTTATTGATATGCTTCGTCACTCTAAGGCTGATTACAAATTAGTAATTAGAAGTCAGAGCGAACTAAACATTAATTATAAAGACTCTAGGCTCACTGTTGAGGTAGGCAATATTGATAGCCGTTCTGAAATGTATAATGGCTTTGACGCAATGGTTATGCCAAGAAGATATGCTGGTCTTTGTCTTCCTATGAATGAGGCTCTTGTGAGTGGACTTCCAGTATTTATGACTGATATATCTCCCAATAATCAAATACTTCCAAGCGATTGGCTTGTATCATCAAGTAAGGTTAGCACTCTTATGACAAGAGTTAAACTTGATGTTTATGAAGCAGATGTTAGAGAACTTGCCAAGAAGATTGATCGCTATGTTGATAGTGATAAGAGGCTGCAAAAGGAAAAGGCTTTGACAATTGGGTTTGAAAACTTTGACCCATCTATTCTAAAGGATCAATACCTTCAGATTCTGGAAGGATAAACTCTTCGGAGAACTTTTGTTTTAAGTCTCCAAGCGTAAGGAAAGTAGCCTTCCTATCTTTAATAAACTTAATATCTGTTTTAAGTTCTTTGATTTTATAATCTGTAAACTTTAATATATAATAAGATAACCATAGATCATCAATGATCCAATACTCTTCAGGGCAATCAAAAAAGTCTTCGTTTAGAAATAGTTTGGCGCTACATATTAGTCCACCTGTTCCAGCATAATTTCCTAATTCTTCTTTTTCAATCTTAATTTTTCTTTTGTATTTTAAGTTAACTCTGTGTGCCCAAAAAGATTTTACACAAGTCTCATCATACTGTCTGTGACATTCTTCTATAAATGTATTTGGAATTATCTCATCATCATCAATAAAGATTATTTTTTCGTATCCATCTTCGGCAAGATCCTTTGCTAATAAAAATCTAGCAAATTGTTTAAAATCATTTGCATAGTTGTGTACAGAAATATTTAGGTTGCCTTTAAACTTATCTAAATACTTTAAAAGTTTTTCATTTTGGCCTGAGTTATCTATAATATAAAAGTCAAAGTCTTTATCTGTTTGATTATTTATGCAGGCCAAAGTTGTATTTAGGTTCTCAAACCTTATATACGTACACATTATTAGCGCTGTCTTTGACATATATCTCCATGATAACATAGAAAGAGCCAGCCCAATATAGACTGGCCCTAACTATTTTTACTACTTACTTCTTTGGCGCTGCCTTCTTGACTGCTGCCTTCTTCTTTACGGGTGCCTTAGCAGCCTTGAGAGCCTTCTCTACTTCCTTAGCATCTGGTAATACACCAAAAGCCTTGTCATTAGGATTGATTGCTCTGATTGCAACTGGTGCGATAGCAGCAACAAGTGCTGTCCATAGATCCTTTGGATCTGTTACGCCAGCCATGTATAGTGCTAGACCTGATGCAAGTACTGAGCGACCATATGATGCTAGTAGTGCCTCTAGTTGTTTCTTATTCATTTTATTCCTCCTAGGATATAATTTGTGTTAGTACTGTAAAGCCAATCCATAGACCAATAATTCCTGCGACTCCCGCAAAAACTGGTGGTGCTGGTACTGGCAATTTGAATGCTGCGAACACGACACCGCACCCAAAACCTGTTAGTGTTGATAAGATAATATCTTTCACTTTACTTCTTCTTCCTCTTTAGGTAGTAACTTTTTTAACTCTTCATATGCTTGTGATATTTTCTTTAATGAGTTGTAGTTTGGTTCCATTGATATAAGATCCCCATACTCTTTAAAGTAATTGATTTCTGGTTCAACATCACTAACAAACTTACTAAGACCAGACTGAACCTCTTCAATATAATTGAATGCCCAGTCTCGTGAATCAGCAAGAAACTTAAGGAAGTTCTCTTGATGTATCTGTTGATCTGACTTATCTTCTTTTAAATTTTTGAGTGTCTTTATATATTCTTCTAAAGTAAAGTTGTCAACATATAATTTACCTGCAAGTTTTTGTGAAGAGATTAGCCTTCTTAAAGTTATAAGGTAGGCTACTACAAAACAAGCCATTGCAGAACCTAATACAACTATAATAGTGTTTTCAATCATTTCAGAGCCTCTCTCGTAACTAGCACAATAGCACCTTCCATCTCTAAAGCATTCTTAAGTTGTACAACATATTGTAATGCTGCGATCTTTTCATCATGCAATAGTCCAGCAAAATGTCTTTCATCTAATTTTATAGTAAGAAAGTGATCATTGTCAATAAGTTGAACAGAAAAACCTTTAGGCGCTTGAACTGCGTGGAACGCTCTCTTCATTGCATCTGTGTACATTTTATTTATCCATTGTTAAAACTTGCCATGTGTCTGCCCAGTCTGCCTTGGTTTTGTGATTGTTGAATTCTCTAGATACTTTACCATCTTCAAGATATACACCACCCCAAACTCCCCATTCTTTTCCAGATACACCATTAGCAAAACATTTTCTTGCTAGTGGACACTGCATGCATAAAGCATCAACTAAAAATCTGGATTCAGATTCATCTTCATATTTATCAAAAAATATATTAGTATCAAGGTCTTTGCATGGAGCATCGTCTTTCCATAGATGCTGCTTCATGTCTACTCCTTATACTTGCCTGGAATCTCCCAGCCACTACGAGAAGGACTAAAAGTTTTTTGAATGTACCATTCATTGTTAATACGAATACCGTTAGAGTCTGTTCTGCCAAGATTTGTTTTCTTGAGTTCTAGAACATCCCAACCAACCCATTTTAGGTTGCTATTTTTTGATACAATTTTTTCCATTGTATCTAAGTCTTTTATGATCATCTTTACCCCTTTTAGTATCTAAAGATTCCAACTTCAACATTGTTAAGTTCAGCCTGAGCAACAAGTTTTGAATTTGATTGCTTTGGTGTGCTTAAAAAAGCAAAGTAGTTTACGTAACTCATATTTTCTTCAACCCATGAAGTAGGTGCCTTAAAGAATTTAATCTTCTTGCCACGAGCCTTCATCCCTCTTTCAGATAAGTTTGAGAACTCTGAAACAAAAGAGTTAACTTTTGCTGGGCCTACTGAATAAATAATAAACTCATTATCATCTTCTCTCATGCCAGAAAGAGCAACGCTCATTGCACGAAGAAAGATTTGATAATCATTAAAATCATTTGTTCCCTGTACTGCCACTATCATTTCTATTCCCACTCCTTAAGTTATCCAATATGAACAACATCTTCTCAACATCTTTTTTTGACATATTAGTTGTATCTACTGGCTTTGCTGACTCTGGTACTGGTGCACCATCTTCAACATTAGCAACATAAAATATATTACTAGCCACCCAATATGCTTGATCTTCTACAACCAACACCTTAATTGTACTCTTTTCTCTGCGCTTTTGCAACTGAGAAGATGTATCTTGGTGCTGTGGTAACTCATAAGTAAAAAACTTTTTCATCATTTTGTGCATATCACTTTGGCGATATATAACTCTATGAGATTTTTTATATTTACTTTTTGTTACTATTCTAATTATAAACCAGGTGGCAAGGATTGTCAAGCCCACTACTAGGAAATACTCCATGCTTAACCCTTTCTAAAATCAAAAGGGCTACCTTCCCAAACCTTGTTCTTTTCACGATTAACTATTGCTCTTGACCAGGAAAACCCTGCATCTCCGCCCCAAGCATCCCACATGATACGACCATTAGATGGGTTAGATGTATTATAAAAGTCTTTACCTTTTTTATCTACTTCATGCCGTGAAAAAAATGAATACATGCGCTTAACAGTATCAAGAGACATTGCAGATCCATTAACAATATCTGTTGCTCTACCCCAACCTACAGGGGTTCCAGCACCAGTTGCTTTACCTTCTTCTTTCCACTTAAGCGCTCTTCTTGCAGCAGCCTTCATACCTGAAGTAGGAGTATATGTATCAGCCATTTTTCTTTACCTTATTATGGTTAACATAGTAATCACCAAGAATAGACTTAACTGTTCCATTCTTATTCATACGAACAATCTTTCCATCTTTAATTTGTGTTGCATTAAAGGATCCTGATTTTTTCTTTGGCATTATTTATTAAATCCTTTCGGATCAAACATTCCACTCCAAATACTTTTTGTTTCTTCTATTGAATCAAATTTATATGTGCCACCACGACGTTTATATTCTTGAACTACCCAAGAGTTTGCAACCGCTGATGGATATACATCAAACTTATCTTTTGCTGCTTGAACTACTCTTGCATATAGTTTTGGGTTTGCAGGAGAAGATCCACCAGTACGTGGCTTAATCATTGCTCCATAGTTAGGCTTCTTTGCTTTTCCAATTGAGGCATCATAAGCATCCATAAGATCTGGTTGTGCATTCATATTTGGCATATCTTCAACAGTTAGTTCTGGCTCAACTGGAAGTGGATCAATAGGAATAAACAAATTCATTGTGCAAGCAGAGTATGTTCTTGTTGCTTCCCATAGTCCACTTTCATCTTGTTCAAATAACTGAATCAATACCGCAGGATTTTCAGGAGTTGCTTCAAGTGTATATTCTCCACCAGGAATACCTAGCATGCCTTCACGCATTACATGAACTACTTGACCAATGTGAAACTCTTCATCTCCACCATGTGCAGTCATAGCAAAATCGCCTTCTTTTAGGTTTGGCATAGACTTACCTATGTTACCCTCACTACGATTAATTGCATAAATTTGTGCTGCTGCTTCTGCTCTTGAAGTGTGGCATCCCATTACTTCATTTGTACCTTCTTTTAGTGCAGGGTAGCCAGAGCACCCAAATGAGCCTTTGGCTCCAACCTTATATGGCATAATGATCCTCCTAGACCTATATACTGATTATAGCAGAATTTACTTTGCTAGTACCCTTTTGATTTCATTGAGGCACTCAAGTGATTCTGTGTCCATTTTGCTAAGTTCTTTTATATCAAAAGCCTTGTCCGTAAGGGTTACTAGTGGGTTAGAATCCATTAAATCAACATTTAAAAACCCATCCTGCCAAAGATTCATTATCTGATTATTGACCTGATTCATATGCTCTTGGTATACCTCTGGCATAATTTCAATCATTTTTTCTGTCATTGAGTATAGGAACTCACCGCTAACTGGGTCAACACCCACAACCTCAACTGCTCCATTGAGGATTAGCATGTCAAAAATTTCAGAGTGGTCTTCATCCATCTGACATTAATTCCTGTAACTGTTCTTTTGTTTGTGCGCCAGTTGCTCTTTTTACTTCAGATCCATTGTCAATAACAATAAATGTAGGGACTGACCTAACATTCATATTTTTAGCCATTTCTATTTCTTGGTCAACATCAATAAACTGAAACTTAACAGAAGAATCACGGTTAAGTTCTTCAACTATTGGCTTTACTTTTTTGCAAGGATGGCACCAATCTGCAGTAAAGTAAAGGATGTGTCTCACTTGCCAGACTTCTTTCTAGCCTTGGCAAGAGCATCAAAATCTTTTACCTTAGTATCTCCAAGGTATCCCCAAGCATAACCATCATTGATCATCATATCGTTAAGGGATACGGTATTGCCATCTACATATACCCAGCCTAAAATGCGACCATACTTTTCAGATGAGTCCATCTTTTCAGTCTTAATAATGACAGACTTAGCATCCTTAAGAGACTTCTTTAAGTACTCCTTGGCTTCTAGACCTAGAGCCTTCTCAGCAAGATCTTTTGTGCGGGACTCAGGGGTATCAATACCAGCCAGTCTAACACGAGATGCAAACAGGATATCAAACCCTAAATCAATAAGAACGTCAATGGTATCTCCATCTACTACATTCTCTACTTTTCTTACATAATATTCATACATTAGTAGTCTTTACCTTTCGCCTTGTTCTCAACAAGTTTTTCACGCTCATCAATGATCGTTAGCATAAATGCCATCATTTTTTTATAAGTTTCTGGATTATCCATAATCTTATTATAGTGATGACCACAGAACATTAAGTCTCCACTAATGCCACTAACCTTAACCAAAGCCTCTGCTGCACAAGAATCACATCTATCTGTTGCTTTAAGAATCCACTCTTGCGTAACTGCTTCTTCTTCTTTGATCATCATCTTCATAGTATACCGCTACTTTCTGTTATCAGTTTTATAAAATCCCGAACCATTAAAAATTACCTCTGTAGTAGAGTATACACGAGCCAGTGGTAGAGTGCAAGTTTCACACTCATACCCTGGATCGTTATCTTTTATAGAACGAACTTTAATGACTATACCTTCACAAGTACCAGTGCATTGATATTCGTATGCTGGCATTACTTACTCTTTAGTGCCTTAAATGTAATAACATCTACAATACCTGTTTGAGCAAGTTTGTTTGATGACTGAAATGCTTTTACTGCCTTTTCAGTTCCAGAACCAAAATCACCATCAGCCTTTAGACCAAGAAGGGTTTGGACATTCTTAACTGCCTGTCCCTTTGAACCATTCTTAAGTGGCTTAAACGCTGCAGGAGCAGCCTTCTTAGCCTTTGCTGCAGGTGCCTCAGTTACAACTCCAGCCTTTGATAGCAATGGAGCATTTTCTTCACCAGCATAAACTGGACGACCCCAACCAACTACAGCGTTAAGGATACCCTTCTTGTTCTTTACATAGGCACGAGTCTTTTCTACGCACATTCCGCCATTGCGCTGATCTCCCTTAGCAGTTCCAGAAGTATTTCCTTCAATAACTTGGATTGTTCCATCACCATTATTCTTAATACAAAGACCAACATGTGAAATACGATTTACACCATCATCTGGGAAATCAAAATAGATCCAGTCTCCTGGGGTTGGATCGTCATTACGAGCATCTGCCCAACGACCTTGCTTCTTAAATTCATCTGATGCTGCAACTGTTGATGCAGACTTTGGGAACTTTGCTACTCCTGCAGTGTGTGCACACCAAGAAACGAATGACTGACACCATGGCTGGAAGTTAACCTTCATCCATGCGCCGTACTTTGTTTCGTTATCTTTTGGTCCTTCAATAGTCCCAACTTCTTTCTTTGCAATTTCAATAATTGCTTCTACTGAGCCTTTAACAGCCATACAAAACCTCCTAAGTTTAGTACTATAAGTATATCAAAAGATGAGCAGTTTTACAACTTGCTCAGGTTGTTTTAGACGGTGGTCTAAATGTTACTTTATCTTAATAGTTTTAGGCTTTTTATCTTCAGGAATAATACGATCTACATTAATATGTAACATACCATCCTTCATATCAGCCCCAGTAACTTCCATATATTCTCCAAGGGCAAATGATCGTGTGAACTTACGACCTGCAATACCCTTGTGAACTACTTCAGCATCTGTTACTTCAATGATCTCTCCCTTGATAACTAATGTTCCATTATCTACAGATACATCAATATCATCTTTTGAAAATCCTGCAACTGCAATGGAAATTCTATATGTATCTTCATCTAGTTTAAGA